GCCGTTCTCATCATACTTGCTGCTGCTGAACAGGTCAGTCTTCGGCTCTGTACGGTCAACGGCTGCAATGAAGATAGCCTTCTCATCAGCTGCCCAGTTAGCCATGTGCGGGCAATCTGTTGTTTTGAACACATCAAATGCCTGGCCACGCTGGGCTGCATCTTTAGCCCTGTAAGTCAGGTCAAATTCCTGCACAAGAGCGGCAGATGGATAAACCGAGCCATCCTTAAAGATACGGATGTCAGCAGTTTCAGGGTTACGGGCTTTAGCTGTGCTTGTTCTTGCAGCAGCTGCTTTAGTAGCTTCGACTGATGCGAGGCTTACTTTTTTCAGGAACTCAAATCCTTTCATAGTTTGTTATTTGGTGTAAATTGTTAATTATGTTCGAACTCTACCAAGCGGAGTCCGGTTACGCTATTTGTTTGCTGGTGGGATTATGGCCACATCGAGCTTACCCTGCTCATAAGCATGAATACGTTCGAATATAGCCTTGTAATCATTGGGGACATAGAGCGGGAAGCAGCCCTTGGGGGACTTTGCTAACCGTACATTATCCCGGTTGGTTTGAAACCAGTACCTCGGCTCTTCCTCGTCATAGTTAATGACACCATGGAAGATGTAGGTGAAGTAGCTTGGAATCTTGATGGCATTGTCCAGCAGCTTTCCAACGGTCTGCATGCCGATCTCCATATTGCCGGCAGCATCAGCTACCGTAGAAGCATGAGCAATGAACACGAAGTCCAGGTCTGGCCGTAAGCCATTGATCGCCTTCTCAATGATGTTGTTGAAGATCTTTACAGCAAGTTCGGTCCATTTATCATAGCCCTTGGTAGCTGCATTGTCCATCACATCCTTGCTCATATAGTGCGTGAAATCCTCCAGCACGATGGTCTTGATGTTCGGAGCAGTCTTGTTGATCTGCTCAATGGTATCCCCTACACCCTTGAAGGTCTTTAGCACAAAGCTGTTTACCTTATCCTTGTACTTTGCTGCTGCTCCAGGGAATGGAAGCTGCTTGGCATTCGGTTTAATGATCACGGTCGTTGCCGGATCGAGGTTTTCCACGGCTGCTGATTTACCAACACCAGGTTCCCCCACGATTAAAATTGCACTCATGTTACTTTTGGTTTTTGATCTGTAAAATCTGTTTTATCTCTCTCAGCTGTCATCTGTTCAGCCTTCTCGTATACCCTGTCCAATGCTCCCATTAGGTCAAGGTCTGCCCTCGGCAGCACCTCGAAGGTATGGGCAATCGGGTCCATGAATAGTGAATAGTTGACTGAGCCGGTAGAATCACGGTTCTTCAACAGGAATGACTGTATGAAGGAGCTTTTCAGCCTGGATATGTCATACCCCTTGTACTCAGGGAATCCGAACTGGTAAGGGGAAACAAGCCCCCATACGATGTCAGCGTCCCGGTAGGTGTACTTGCTGTCTGCGAAGTCCATACGCATGGGCGCTATCTGGTTCTTGTCCAGCTTCCTGCGGTCTGTCGATTGCATGTCCGAACCAAACTGCTGGATGATCGTATAGCTGAACCCACAAATGTTCCTGAACCATACACAAGCCTTGGAAATCTTATCCATGGTCTGCTTCAGGCTGTAGCCCGGGTCTTCATCAGCGTAGGAAATGTGGTCGATAGTAATCTCAAAGATAGCATCAGGGTCATTTGGCGTGTAACCTGTAATGATCTCCGACTTGTCCCCGCTCTCGTCCATCGTGGTAATCGTCTGGAACCTGCCATTGGCTTTGGCCAGCTTGGTGAGTATCTGGATGAACTTCCTGCTGTTGCAGGGATCATTGATCATCTGTACATCCCCAAACATTTCTTCTACCTCAGGCTCTATTCGTTTGACAATATCCCAATGCTCCTGCGAACATCTGAACTTTCCTCTTGACAGGATATAGTGGACAGGCAGCCGTATGTGGTACCTGTGGGAAATTAATGCCGATGCAAGCCTCACCTTCTTTCTGACCTTGGCCAGCTCCCAGCTAAAATACACCTTCCTGAACTTCCGCTGCTTGATCTTGGCATCATAGTAAGGACATAGCCAGTGCATGTAGTCGGCAAGTGTGGTCTTTGCAGTCCCGGACTCTCCTCCGATCAGATAACCTGTAGCCTGTTGCAACCCATGTACGAACTCATTTGCCCGTCCCATACCATTGTTCAGACCAACGTTCTTGCCGGCCATACCCCTGGCTACCTCATATAGGATACTCTCCCGGGAATACTCCTCGATGGATTGTTCGACGATGTTATCGGTCATCAGATAAGGTCCCTCCCGCAACCTGGTCGTTCAAATTGTCACGGATATGCTTCTCAGCCGTACCCTTCTGAAGTTGTTCGGACATTTCGTTGTAATGGGTAAGCCATGTACCCCGGGTAATGTAGTTAGTAATGGCCTCGCAGAAACCCCCTGACTTATAGTATAGCTTAGTGGCAGCCTTGAGTATATCGAGCTGGTAACCCTGCAACAGGATTTTCCTCAACTCTATCTCGGCTTCCTTGCTGTATTTGTTTGCCCAATAGGTTTTCCCATCCGCAGTTTTGATCTTCTGCGGTACATCACAATCCATGATGAACTGGATAAGCAGGGAACTCTCTCCTGCGGATGGTATGACTGATTTGGACTTTGAGTCAACGAGGCTTATCGATTTGGTGTACCTTGGTGGTGCATTGATTAAGGCTCCTGTATCCAGTTCCAGGATCTTCTCAGTCAGTGTGACCTTATCCTGATGGATGACAGCATAGCCAGAAGCGATGAGGGTCTCAACCGCCTCTTTGACGTTTTGTGGTAGCATAGTTTGTATAATAAAAGGGAGTGTAATTTAATACTAAGGTCTGGGATTTACAAGAGGTACGTGAAATAAATAGCCCAGGATAATGAGGCAGTTCCCCATAAAAGATATCCCGAGCTATCCTTCCAGCTACGTTCGTCATCCTTTATCAGGTATACTGCAAGTGTGGACGCTATAGCTAGAGTCAGCACTATACATTTTATCAGCTTTTCTAGCATGGTTATAGATTTTTAGCGTGTACATACTTAATTTCAATATCTCCCAGCCCGTTCAGGGCAGTCTTCAGCCATTCCTCATCCTGTGTGCCTACACAGATCACAATAAAGATGACGGGCACATGGTTAGGCCGGATACGAAACCTACCGATACGCTGTACCAGTTCCCTGGATACCGAACTTATCTGGGCAATGATCCCTACATCCAGTTCCACGAGGTTCATGCCCTCATTGAGGCCATCTACGCAACCAAGAATGTCACGCAGCTTGGCCTGGAAGTCAGCGAGAGCCTGGTGCCCTGCTTTGCCTGACTTGCTATGGTAGGAAGCTCCGGGGAGAAGCTCCTCTATCTGCGCGATACCACCACCGAACACTAAAGTACGGTTGCCTGGAGCAAACCTGGCGATCAGCCTCTTTACGGTATCCTTCTTGGAGATGGAATTGGCAATCAGCCTCCTGCGCTCCATGGACTTGAACTTCACGACATCGACCTTTTTAGAGATCATCAGCTGCCGTATCTGTTTGCTCAGGAACTCATACCTCTGCTGCTCGGTCTGCAGGAACCTGTTGGCCTTACTGCCGGCCTCGATGTACTTGACCGAGTTGTCCAGAGTGGTCTCCACGATGTAGAGCTCAGCCTTTGGCGCCAGACCATCTTTCCTTGCCTGTTCGAGCGGGTAGTAGAAGTCCGTTTTGATACGGTACTGTTTGAACAGCTGCACTTTCTCCTGGTCGGTTTGATTACCCTTGGGGTCGGGCGGAGTGGCAGAGAGCACAAGCAGGCGCTTGATGCTGTTCTTTGTAAAAACCTGAGAGCTCAGGTCGGTTAAGGAATGCCCTTCATCCAGTATTAGCAGGTCAATAACCTGGTTACTTACGGTTAATATACTTGCGTAACACTTACGGTCAAGGCTTTCATATTCCTTCTCACAGCCCCACTTAATAAACTCATCCTGCCAGTTATTGTCTCGTAGTTTCTCTGTTGGTACAGCGAGCACGATATTCTTTAAGGCACTGCCTGGACCTGATAGGAGTTCGGACACAGCATCTACAGCAACGCGCGTTTTCCCTGTTCCAGTAGCCATGGCCAGCAATCCCCACTCTCCACCTTCTTTCCAGGCTTTAAGTGCCGCTTTCTGCACCAGGTCCTGTTTCTCTTCCTTCGTCATGTTTTCCTCCTTCCTGTTTAATTAATACTGCTCCCTCGTCGTGTAGGGCAAAATAGACCTTCCTGCAGAAATCTGAAAGATACTCCAGGAATGGCTCAGCAGCACTGTCAGGCCTTGCATACCTGCCTGCATCCAGCATGGCTCTTGCCTGCTGGAGCTTTTCTTTATCGACTGTTATCATAATGGAGCCGCTGAATAAAGTTTGAAAATATAATGGCCTTTAAGGTTTCCTGTTACTGTAGCCTCACAGCTCGATACATCATAAGTCCTAATTTTCGAGTTATAGCTTGTCAGCTTATTAATATAGAACTTTATGCCTATGGGGTCATCATAAGTCCTACCAACAAAAATAATATCACCAGAACAAAGGAAACCCTTACTGTCATTAGTTTCTAACCAACCGTAGTAGTAAAACTCGGTTACCTTTGGCTTAAATCCAAAGACATGCCACCACTTAAACTTTGGTTGTGCTGGTAGAGCTTTATGTATCATCCAAGCACTTACCTTAATATCAGGCTGTAGCTTTTCTCTATCCTGCCATTTAAACTCGTCCATTTTGACCTCCTGTTGTTTTAAGGTAATCCTCAACGACCTCTCTCCGGGTATAGCTTTTGCTAATTCCTCCTCCATAAAGTTCATCTATAGAATCAAAGTCGTCATCACCATGCTCCGTGTATTTATCTTGCACCCAGGCAAGAAACTTACATAATTCTGTTACTTTATCCATTATCGTTTGCCCTCTGCTCTTTCTAACCAGTCCAGAAATCTTCGTTGCTTTTCTCCGTCCGAACCTGTTCCAAGGACTGATAATAGCTCCAGGTGCAGCTTTCTAAGTTCACGAGGCCCCGGTGCATAGATCATATTTTCCTCTTTAGGAGGCTGATCCATTACCAGGATACCATATCGTTTAGCAGGCTCGTTGTCAGGAAACCTACGGGCATACTCCTGAAAGTACAACCACTCAGACTCAACTGCTTTAGAGCCCAGCCTGTGGATAAGTTCGGACATACTCTTTATCTCCGCCTCACACTGTGCAAGGACTAAATCTACTGTTCCCATCATGTTGCTCCTGTATAAATGGTTGCTAAATACCGTGGCCGGGAGAAAGCTACATACTTGAGCTTATTCCTCTCGACCCAGTTTCTGTTCTTGTTGATGTCCGCAAGGTCAATGAATACCTGGTCAAATGTGCTGCCCTGGGACTTATGTACCGTGATGGCATAAGCATAATCCAGGTCTTTCTCTT